AACGGTACAAACTCAATACGCTTATCAAGGAATGGACAGGCTTTAAAGTTTGTCCTGAGTGCTATGAGCCCAAGCATCCACAGTTGGAGCCAAAACGCACGATAAATGAGCCACAGGCCTTGCATCAGCCCCGCCCAGAGAGTAGACTTGCGGTTACCGTCTACGTCGGGTTCACGGCTGATACTTCGTTTGCGAGTATTGGGATGATGCCGATGCCTTATGCAAAGCCTTTGTGGGCTGCTGCGGTGCTTTCACCGGTCAAAACGAGCATCATATGACATACACGGAATTAAAAGCTGCGATCATTGCGTACACGGAGAATCAGGGGTTTACCACTGGTAACTTGGACACGTTTACGCGTCAAGCAGAGCAGCGAATTTACAATTCGGTTCAAATTTCTAACTTACGTAAGAACGTCACGGGCGCACTGGCAATTGGCAACAAATACTTGTCTTGCCCTGAAGATTTTTTGTCTACATATTCCTTGGCCATTTATTCTTCGGCCAGCACTTCTGCAACAGGATCTGCTGCTGCGTTCACGATTGTGGTGAGCAGTGCTACGAACATTGAAGTTGGGCAAGCTGTGTATGGTACCAATATTGGTACAGGTGCTGTAGTGGCATCGATCAACGGAACAACTATCACGTTGGATGTTGCAAACAGCGGGGCAGTCAATTCCACAATCACCTTCCAAGGCGATTATCTGTATCTTTTGAACAAAGATGTGAACTTCATTCGTGAGGTCTATCCTAATCCAAGAGATACGGCCAAGCCAAAGTACTATGCCATCTTTGGCCCACAGTCCAATGATGTCAATGAGTTGTCCTTAATTGTTGGACCTACTCCAGACATTGCATATGCAGCGGAGTTGCACTATTACTACTATCCACCATCTATCGTAGATGCGGAAACTTCTTGGCTTGGCGATAACTTTGACTCAGCGTTGCTATATGGCTGCTTGGTTGAGGCTTACACGTTCATGAAGGGCGAGCAAGACATGTTGGTGTTGTACGATACAAAGTACAAAGAGGCGCTGATGCTCTTGAAGAATTTGGGCGATGGCAAGCAACGTGGCGATGCTTATCGCGATGGTCAAGTCAAACTACCGGTGAGATAACGCATGATTACAGCAGGACTTACCGACAGTTTTAAGGAGCAGTTGCTTCTTGGTGTGCATGATTTTGAGACAGATGTTTTTAAGATTGCACTCTACACTTCATCAGCAGTGCTGGGTCCCACTACGACCGTATACACCAGCGTGGGTGAGGTATCTGGAACAGGGTACACCGCACCGGGGCAAATCTTGCTGAATGTCACCGTCAACTTGGATTTGGGTATTGCGTATGTCAGTTTTACCAACCCTGCATGGCCCGGGTCCACGTTTGCAACACGCGGCGCACTGATCTACAACTCTTCAAAGAGCAATAAGTCGGTAGGGGTGTTGAACTTTGGTATTGACCAGACTATGCTTGGCCAAGAATTTATTATCCAGTTGCCAACAAATGATCCCGAAACCGCTTTGATCAGGATTACATAATGGCAATCGTTCAGACGGCAACCACCAGCTTTAAAGTTGAACTGTTTCAAGCAGTCCACAACTTTGGCCCGACGTCGCCTGACACATTTAAGATTGCTTTGTACACATCGCTTGCCTCAATTGGCTACGCCACAACTGCATATGATGTAGGGCTTACTGGTCAAGTTGCCAATGGAAGTGGGTATACGACCGGGGGGAACACGCTGACAATATCTGTGTCTCCTGTTGCTACAAACAATTCAACCGGTGTTCCTACGGCTTATTTCTCGTTTCAAAACTCGGATTGGCCTAATTCATCATTTACAGCACGTGGTGCGTTGATTTATAACTCAAGTAAATCAAACAAATCGGTTGCGGTACTTGATTTCCAAGCCAATTTAACAACAGATAATGATACTTTTACCGTTATTTTCCCAACCCCCGATGCAAACAATGCCATCGTTCGTATCTCTTAAGGACGCATCATGAGTACAGAAAAAAGCAAAGCCCAAGACGTTGTATCTGCTGGGTTACTGACATTCCCCAAAAGCGGTGATTCTGCTTCTGCGGGCGGTATTTACACCGTTACTTGCGTAGGCCCAGACGGGGTTGAGAAGTGGTCTGACACCTTCCACAACTTGGTTGTCAACCAAGGCCTGCAAGACATGAACGACAAGTACTTCAAGGCCTCCGGTTACACGGCGGTTTGGTACTTAGGTTTGGTGACTGGCCCCGGCTCTGGCACAACTTACGCCGCTGGCGATACTCTGGCTTCTCACGCTGGTTGGACAGAAAACACTGACTACACAGGTAGCCGCAAAACTGTGACATTCGGTACACCAACAACTGCCGATCCTTCTGTGGTTAGCAACTCAGCTTCGCCATCTGCTTTTAGCATTACAGGCACGGCTACGATTGCTGGCGCATTCTTGGCGTCTACGACGGACAACTCTGGCGTGTTGTTCTCTGCCGGTGACTTCACTGGTGGTGATAAGTCCGTGGCCAGTGGCGATACATTGAACGTAACGTATCAGTTCTCCCTTGACGCTGCCTGATAGGTAGAGCGGTGTTCGGAGATGTAACATTTGCGCAGTCTCCCTTCGCCTCATTAGGCGGGGCTACGTTTGGTGTCGACATTTCTGAAGCCGCAGTAGCAAATAACGTTCAGTCTATACTTACTACTTTTGCGGGAACTGAAGCCGAACTTGCCGCCGCAGCAGCTACGCAGTCTGTTATTGCCAACATGTTTGTATCTCAAAATGAGATAGCTACAGGCACTGACACGGTCAACACCATCAACAACATCTTTAATGTAGCCCGTGCGGAATCCGCTACGGCTTCAGATGCCAACAGTGCTGTAGCTACACTTTTGGGGGCTATTGCAGAAGCAGCTACTGGAGCAGATTCATATATTTCCCAAGCGGATTTTGCAGCAGCCATTGAAGAAATGGGGCTGGTGTTTGACCAATTTACTACGGCTAAGTTTGTCAATGCAGCACTAGCTGAAGGCGCAACAGCTACAGACGAGTATTTGGTTAAGACTATTTTTGGCGCTACTGTTGCTGAAAGCGCGGTTGGAACAGCAACTGTATTAAGGGTCAAATCGGTCAATGCACGCCCTACTGGTATTCAACTTACTTTGACAGTTGGAAATTTAGTTATTTGGGCGGTAATTGATGACAGCCAGACTCCAAACTGGCAAAATATCAACAATGTTCAAGGCAGCGGTTGGACAACCATAAACGATGAACAAACCCCCGGTTGGACGAACATCCCATCGTAAGGATAAAAAATGGCGTTAGTACTAAAAGATCGGGTCAAAGAAACGTCCATAACGGCAGGGACAGGCACACTGACGCTTGCTGGTGCAGTAACAGGCTTCCAATCTTTTGCCGCAGTGGGTGATGGCAACAGTACTTATTACGCTATTGCAGACAATGCCACAGGCGCATGGGAAGTAGGTATTGGTACTTACACGGCATCTGGCACGACGCTTTCTCGTACGACTGTTTTGTCCTCAAGTAATGCTGGGTCGCTTGTAAGTTTTGCGGCCAATCCCAAGGACGTGTTTGTAACATACCCATCTGAACGGGCGGTTTGGCTTGACAGCGCAGGCAGCGTTTTGGTGCAGTACGAGTTCAATACAATCAACGCGACCACGGCCAATATTACAACTGCAAATCTTACGTCTGGTACGATTTCCACGGCCCCAACTAGCAATACAGACATTGTTAACAAACAGTATGCTGACGCTATTGCGTCCGGTATTCACTTTCATGAAGCAGTGGAGTTGGCTACTACCGCAGCCCTGCCAGCAAACACCTATAACAACGGGACATCTGGGGTAGGGGCAACGCTTACAGCCAACGCTAATGGTATTTTGTCCGTAGATTCAACAGTTACCGTAGTCAACAATCGGGTACTTGTTAAGAACGAAGTTACGCAGGCAAATAACGGTGTTTATGTTGTAACGCAGGTTGGCACTGTTAGCACACCATATATTCTGACCCGCGCTACAGATTTTGATACTGCGGGATCGGGCGTTGACCAGATTGATGAGGGTGACTTCTTCTTGGTTACTAGCGGTACGGCCAATGCAAATACCGCTTGGGTACAGCAGACTCCTCCACCTATTGTGGTTGGTACAACAGCAATCGTGTTCCAGCAGTTCTCTGCGCCGATTACTTACACGGCTGGTACAGGTTTAAACGAGTCTCCTACCTACACATTCAACATTGCTAATACCACGGTAACAGCCGCCACATACGGTTCGGCTTCTCAGGTTCCTGTGTTTGCTGTTAATGCCCAAGGCCAGATTACAGGCGTGACGGATACAAGTATTGCCATCAACGGCTCTGCGGTGACTGGGGCTATCTCTGGCCAAGCTGGATCGGTAGCTAACTCACTAACTGCCGGTACGTATTTGACGGGCACGGCTTTCAACGGCTCTGCGGCTCAAACGTGGACAGTGGATGCAACTTCTGCAAACACAGCTTCCAAAGTGGTGGCACGGGATGCCTCTGGTGACTTCTCTGCGGGGACAATCACTGCGGCTTTATCAGGTAACGCAACCACTGCAACAACTGCTACAAATGTAGCGGGCGGAGCGGCTAATCAACTGCTTTATCAAACAAGTGCGGGAGTAACAAACTTTGCTGCTGCACCCACAACGTCAAGCACGTATTTGTACTGGAACGGTTCTGCTTTTGCTTGGGGTACTGTGGCGCAAGAAGCGCCTGTGTCTTTAAATGATATTGTCATCAGCAACAACTACACTTTCCCAGCAAACAAAAATGCAATCAGCGTTGGGCCTGTGACTGTGGGTTCTGGCGTAACTGTTACTGTAGGCAGCGGTCAGCGTTGGCTGGTTGTTTAAGGAATAAATATGGCTGTCGTAGATTACACAACGAACCTAGGACTGGCGTTACCTACAACGGGTGACTTGGCCGGTCTTTGGGGCTATACAGTTAATGATTCAATCACGTCCCTGCTGGATTCAGCAATTGCGGGCACAGTAACTCTTAGCACGGATGCAGACGTCACACTGACCGACACAGATGGCGCGGCTAACCAAGCACGTGCAGCAGTTCTAAACTGGACAGCCTCCGGCACAACCACACGCTACATCAACGCCCCCAAACGAAGCAAGGTGTATGTTATTTTTAACAACACAGGCGGTACACAATCTATTGTGCTCCGTGGTGGCCCTGCTACTTTTACTACGGGTGTAACGGTTAGAGCGGGTCAGCAAGCTATGGTGGCTTGGAACACTACTCTTAACGATTTTGAGCGTGTAGGCGGCGGCGATCCCGGCGGTTCAAACACACAGGTTCAGTTCAACGATAACGGTGAGTTGGCAGGTTCCGCTGGTCTGACTTGGAACGGCACTACGCTGACAGCAACTAACCTGTCTGCGGCTTCTCTGACACTGACTTCTACACCTCTGGCTATTGCTTCAGGCGGTACAAACTCTAATGCCACTCCCACACTTGGCGGTGTTGGATACGGAACTGGCACTGCTCACGCATATACAGCGGCGGGCTTAGAGGGTAAAGTACTGACTGCACATGGTGCGGCTGCACCGACTTGGGAAGATCCCACAACCCCAGCAAACGCCACGGGTGCTCTCTTGGTCAACACAACGACAGTCAGTGCAAGCTATACGTTACCAGTGGGTTCAAACGCATTTTCCGTAGGGCCGATCACAATTGCGGATACCTACACCGTTACAGTATCATCAGGACAAAGGTGGGTAGTTATATGAGTATCATTGCAGCAGGAACCACAACCACAACCGCGCTATCCAGCACGGGCAATACCGACGGCACGTTACAGTTCCAAGTTAACGGCACAACCGCCTCGGTCACGCTCAATACTTTGGGCGCTATTGGTGTTGGCTCATCGCCGTCTTTTGGTTCGTCTGGCAATGTGTTGATCTCTGCCGGTTCAACTGCGGCTCCGGCTTGGGGGGCTGTTACTGTCCCTTCTGGCGCTACGATTACAAACGCCACTTTGGTGAATCCTGCGCTTGGAACACCTGCTTCTGGAACGTTAAGTAATTGCACAGTAGACGGCACAGACGCTGTCGGTTTTAGAAACATTCC